TAGCACAGAAGATTGTGAAATTGCGTGAATTTAACAAGGCAAACACTACCTTTGTTGAGACAATACTTGAACATTCGTGTAATGGTCGCATCCATTGTGATTTTAATCCTCTTCGTTCTGATGAAGGTGGTACGGTCACGGGAAGATTTTCTTCAAGCAACCCAAATTTACAGCAGATCCCGGCAAGAGACCCAGAGATAAAGTCCATGATCCGTGGGCTGTTTATCCCTGAAGAGGGTACAAAATGGGGCAGCTTCGACTATGCCTCACAAGAACCACGTTGGCTGGCACACTACTGTGCTCAACTGAACGGCGTTCACAGACACCCTCAGATAGATAGTGTAATTGATATGTATCAGGAGGGCAACGCTGACTTCCACCAGATGGTGGCAGATCTCGCTGACATAAGTCGTAAGGAAGCCAAGACTGTAAACCTTGGTATCATGTACGGTATGGGCCGCAAGAAGCTGGCTGGTGTTATGGACATTGATGAGATGGAAGCCAAGTCTCTGCTCGAGAAGTACCATGAGAGGGTGCCATTTGTGAAAGGTATTGCAGATCTGGCAGCATCAACCGCTAGTAAATCAGGTTCGATACGAACATGGCTGGGGCGTAAGTGCAGGTTTGATATGTGGGAGCCTAAGTCTTTCGGGTACAACAAGGCCATGAAGATCGAGGATGCAATCAAAGAGTATGGTGGCAAGGGTATGATACGTCGTGCCTTTACATACAAGGCTTTGAACAAACTCATCCAAGGTTCGAGTGCCGATCAGACAAAGAAAGCGATGGTAGATTGCCATGCCGAGGGGCTAACACCTATGCTTACAGTGCATGACGAGTTGTGCTTTAGCATCAGCAGCCAAGAACAATCAGACAGAATTGTTGAAATCATGTCCACTTGTGTGCCAAATTTAAAGGTGCCCTTCGAGGTTGATGCAGAACTTGGTGATAACTGGGGAGAAGTGGGATGAATTGTTGGCATTGTCAGACAAAATTAATTTGGGGTGGTGACCATGATCTTGAGGAAGAGAGTGACTCTTTTTCTATGGTTACTAATTTAAGTTGTCCCGAGTGTGGGACATTCGTGGAAGTGTATCTTCCGAAAGAAGAGGAGCAAGAAGATGTGGACTAAGTTTTTAAAACTGTTCTTTCCCTGTCTCGTTAAAGAGCCAAAGAGAGCCAGATATATGGACGGACGTTTAAAGGGGGACGATAAGAAAACTCCGACCATTAACGAAGCATGGGAAGGTGGCAAAGCACCCGCCAAAAAGAGAGGCCGTCCGCCGAAGGCCAAGAAGCGCGGAAGACCACCGAAGAAAAAATGAGTAACTTTTCTGACGCAAAGCTGTCAGTAAGCCAGTCAGTCCAGTCCGTGACTCAGTTGTTTTTGAGGCACGAGTCTGGGTTGCTGGACGAAGCTATTAGCAAGCTGCATGAAGTAGAAAGCTTAATTCAGAAGGCTGAAAGTGCGTCTAAAAACCTAGAAACTTGAAAACTGAGGTTCGTTATTTACATTACTTCTAGGGAAACGGTGGTTATGTATGCTGCCGTGCCTTCGAGGGGGTTGCCTTTTTTGTAAGACACAAATTCATGTTTTGGGAAAAAATGAACTACGTCCCCATTGTTTTCACATTTAACTGCGTACATTAAATGACCGCGAGTCTCGTCGTCTTCGTCACCAAACGGAGCAGCAGAAAAATATATTTCACTGTCTGTTGATAAACCACCGCGCAGTTCTTCGTTCAGTTCGTTCATAACATATTGAGCTAATGCAATCTTAGTAAGTTGCATTTTAAATTTTAAAATACCCCTTCCTAAAAGCTCCTCGGGATTATCTAAATAATCATCTTGGAAAAGTCTTTCGTAGTGCTCTTCTAAATTGCTCCAACCAAGCCAATAATCTATGGCAGTTGTTTTATATACATGAAAAGTACGAGGCTCTAGCCTCGCTAGACGAGATGTTATCGACATATGTTTTCTCCTTTCAAAGAGAAGGGTTTGAGTTTTCAATTCATACCCCAGTTTTCACATATGACTTTATAGATTACGGACTTGTTCGACAAGTCTTTAGTCCTTAACAGCGATTCTCAGCGACCTGAAGGTACAATGATACGTCTATCGTTCACGAGGTCCACGAGAATCGATGTTTTTATTCAATGATTTCAGTCTTTTGCTAGGTCACGGATTCGCTTAACCAAACGCTTGGCCCGGTTCGGAACCTGATCATGCCACCTCGAATCGACCATTTCGTCTGCCATTTTGTTCCAATCCCGGGCATCGCATCCAGCTTTCATGCCTTTGAACTTGGATAGGCGAGGCCGACCCATGTTAAACATCATGTTGGCTATAACGTGTTGGCACTCTTCGGGCAGGTCATCGAAGTCATCGTACAATACTTTGCATTCGTCTATGGTCACGGCTACGTCTAGGAGAAATGCTCTATGCACTCGCTCTTCAGACACCTCTGTACCGATAGGTTCACCGAACTCAGGGTCGGCTTCGGTAATGAGGTGACCGATTCCCAGCGTGGGTAAATTTAAATGATCTAAATACACGGAATACTTACAGCCCTCGTCGTCTGCAAGCTCCATTCTTAGCTGATCTTTGTTCATTATGCTGTCCTTGGAATTTGAGCGTTCTTCGCTTGATTAATAGGATTGCCTCCACCCACTAGCTGTAACGAGCTTTGTTGCTGCGCCAAAGGAGAGGAAGGTGCGGGAGATGCCAAGGGGTTAACACCTCCCGCTTGCGCTGTCGGCGGAGGAGCGCCAGCAGCAGCAACTGGTTGGGCTGGTGTTATTGTAGGTGCTTGTGACACAGGTTCAAGGTCCAAGGTGGGAGTTTCTTGTTCCTCGGGCGGACTCATTGTACCTAACGGTTGATTACGAAGTTCGTTTCTAATTCTGTTAATTTCTTTTCTTGGTAAATCTAACTCGTTGCGACGAACATTTTTACGCACGGTCGGACTAATATTAATTGGATCAAACTTGCCGCGCAGTATGTTATTTATACCGCCAATTCCTGCCTCTTTAAATACTTTTCTAATTTGAGGTTTTGTCATACCTAAAAGCTTCATGTCTTCAACAATGTTGAACATCCTACTTTGTACACGGAAAGAGGCTTCATTGGCTGTTCGATATGCATCCACAAAATCTTGTGAGGTTGCGTTACCTCGGTTGGATATCGTGGTAAATAAATTATTTGCATTTCTATTAGCTCTTGAATATTCATAGCCTTTGAACTTGAGTGCTGTAGATTCAATGGGGTTCTCTGTGATACCTGAGAAAGCTCGAGCCAGTTCCTTTGAAAGCTCACGCTCTCTTAGCATACGATCCTTTGTGGATATACCAAGGCCCTCCAGTCCAAGTCCAGACACCAGACCTCGACCAAATCTACTAACCTCGAACTCACCGGACCTTACATCTATGGGTACGATTGAAGGAAGTATACCATCTACGATGTGTCTAAAACCTTTTGCTAGTTTATCTCCGGCGGAGTCTTCTTGGTTATACACTTTCGCACCAGTGACAGTTCTGCCAGCACGACCACCTATAAGTTGACCCACCTGACGAAAACCAATTGTCTCGGACTCAGGATCAAACACATCACGCAATTTAGCAGTGATGATTGCTTCATCTGTAAAGGGTGCGAACAATTCACTAAGAGCTTCATTGGCTGCTCCAAAAACAATTTGCGCGCCATTCTTACCTTCTATCTGACCTTTCTCCGCTTTGTTAACAGCGGCTATAGCTATTCTTTCAAGCATGTCATATGGATTTGAATAACTATAATTCACATATGTCGGCAAGCCTGTTTCTTTATCTCTGCCTGTCGGTATTAGTCTCGCGTTCTTCTCCCACGAAGGCGCAGCGGAACGCTGATATGCTTTCATCTGCTCTTCTGACACACCAGACAGTTCATAAGATGCAGCGGACACAGCAGCAGGTAACGCACCAAACGTGGTGATAGCACCTGTAAGTCTGCGCAATCCTATCTGCTGTATCTTGGCATTAGTGCTTGCCAACTCGTCAATACCAATTGCTATCGTGTTTGCACCTGTTCTCAGTATCTCATACGGAAATGCAATGAAGTTACCAACGGGTGCTCGTCTCAAGGTTTTAATAACTTCGGGTGCCATGTTGTAGTTTGGCACCGTGTTGCGAACAATCCTAGCAGCCTGCTCTTTTAACAAAGTATCGGATGGAGCGTCGGGCATACCTCGATAGGCATTCTTTAGCTTGTTCAACTCAAAGTTAAAGTTGTAAATCTTCCAAACATCATCTCCTGCTTGGTATAAATTTTCAGCAGTCTTAATGGGTTTACTTTCAGCTACGTTGCCTAAGAACGATGCAAGTCTTGTGTCACCGTATTTACCGCCAAATTTACCGCCGACCTTGAACCCATTTATTTCATCAGAACCATAACCCAATCCTTGTTTGATAAGGTCTTGTAATTCTCGAAGCTGTGCCTGAGATCCTACGACTCCCAGTTCTTGCATCTCTTGAAAGTTTTTAAGTGCTTGATCAGAGCTAACATCTGTAAACAGATTGTTGTAAACCAAGCGAACTGACTCTCCAAGGTTAGATCCACGACCCACGTTACCTTGAGCCAGTGCAAAAGCAGAAGCTGTTGTTACGTTACGAAGTTGTGTTATTGGAGACAACACCGTCTTGCCAAACTGTGTAGCACCTTTGGTTCTTAGAAAGGCAGAGTATGTGTTTCTTGCAGCGTTTCCTAAGACGTTGGTATCTCCTATAACAAATCTTGATAGTTCTCTTCCCACGACCGGAGAAACTGCAAGTCCACGAAGAGAACCGTAATTACCTTCGCCTTGTTTTAAAAGTTTACCGTCTTTCCCTGCATCCAATATTTGGAAGCCGTTGTCCTTGAGTGCTTGCTTTTCCGCTGCACCAAGCTTGGAAGTATCTCTAAATATTTTGGCTATGCCGGGGTTTAATAGCTCTCCTGCCTCATTAGTCTCTGTAGCAAGCTTTCTAATTTTACCAAAGTAGTCATCAACAGCTTTAAACTCAGCCAAATCAGACACAGTCCCAAGAAAACTTTCTTTTGGATCTGTTATCTCTCCAAGAAGTTCTCGTTTGTACTTAGGTAATTGAATCCTAGCAGAAAATAATTTTGGATTTATCTTGTACTCAGCAACTCTGTCTATCCCAACGGACTTAACTGCTGATCTCTTTGAATGCGTTTTTAAAAAATGATCTGCCGCAGTCTTAGCTTGAAACTCACTAATGTTCTTTTCATTCTTTAGAACATACTTCATCTTGTCAGCTTCGTCTGTAAGATCATCGGCTAAACGAAGACCGAACTCTTTAATTAACCCTTCTTGATCTTCTGGGTTAGCTCCTCTAACTATTTTACCCAACTCTTGCGCGACAGCTTTCGGATTCTCTTGAAATCCTTTCACAGCTTTTGTCATAACTTCTTCTGTTGGAACATAGTTCTTTACTTCAAAAGACTGATACCGTCTGCGAAGATATGTATTTATGTTGGCCTGAATATCTTCCTTTATTCTGGCTCCCGATTTACCCTTCAACGTCTTTATATAATCACTTTCCAAAATGTCTTCATTGAACCGCTTGACCAGACCCCTCATCTTCTGAGCTTGCCCAGCTACATTAGTAGGCAGTTCGTCGAGTGCTCGTTGCCTTGCAGCCTGTGATGGTGCTGTCAGGAACTCTTCTATGTTTGTAAACATGCTTTGCTTTGTAAGAGGACTAGCTCCCGGCGTAACCTTATCAGCTTCTTTGAGGACACTGTCTATTTCTGTGTCCATTCTTGCCAGAATACTTTTTGCTTCTTTAACCGCCGCATCTGTTTTACCTGAGATAAGAAGTCGCGCTTCAGCAGCCTCTTCGGGCAAATACCCTCTTGGTCTGAAAACAGACGCTAAGTCTGCAAGCTTTTCCATTACAATGTTTTGATCTTCTCCAACAACTCTTTTTGCTTCAGCCGTCTCGAGTCCACGAGTTAGTCGTCTTGCTCCTGCTTGCAACCCACGAGCCGTTCCGGCAACCGCATCAGACAGAATGGGTGTTTCTGTTAAAACTTTACCTGTGCCTGCGGCTACACCTGAAAGCAAAGCTGGAGCTACAATGGTAGCTGCTCCTGTTTCTGCACCAATTTTTAGTTTATTTGTTAACCTGCGTAGAGCTTCGTCTCTTCCACTAAGTCCTATTTCTTGGTCGGTTTGAGTTGGTCCACCTTCAAAAAAGTCAGCGATTGTGGTTGTGCCATCGGTTGCAACCACGGCATCTGCTGCTCCAGCGGCGGCAACTTGTTGTGCGCCAAGTGCCAGTCTTTCACCCTTGGTTAATTTATCAGCCGCTTCACCTGTTCTACCAAGCAGCTTTCCTTTACCTGATTGCACGGCTTTGTTTAGCCTGCCAACCTTTGATAGCTTACTGACCGCACTGGCGGCACCAAGACCCGGCACGACAAACTGTGTGATGACTTCTGCACCTTTGCCAATCACGCCTTCAGGGTCTATCCCGGCAGCGTCTCGTAGCTTGTTGGCAGCGTTTGTTACGGACGAAGCGTAATCTGTATCAGCCGCAAGATCTACAACTGAAGCACCCAGTTCCAAGATCCCTTGTGGTATAGCAATGAGTCCAGAACCTACGCCCTCGAAGAACTCTTGGGCTACGCCTTCGTCAGTCTCGGACGTAACTTCAGGTTGTTCTTGTTGTTGTTCTTGTTTTTGAGATAATAAGCCTTCAACCTGATCAACTGTCTTGTCAGGATGAAACTTGTTCATGTATCCCTGAACCAACTCATCATCTGATTTATCGGAGTACATAGGATAGTTTTGACGAAGAGAGTCAATAAGTGCCATAGACTTACCCTGCGAGATTCAGTGGGTCACCTGTTGTAGGTATTGTCGTGTTAGCAGGTGTTGTAGATGGTGGTTGAGACACTGGCAAAGTTTTTCTTAATTGTTGTAAAACTTCGTTTACATCCTCAGTTTGCATAAGCTTTGCAGTTTCTTTGAACAGACTACTTTCAGACGCACCAGATATGTCCTCTGCATCATTAGATCCTTGTAAAACTCTTGTTAAAGCATTAATGCTGCGTTGTGTGTCAGTCGTTTTTGACTTTGATGAAGAGGTTGTCATAGCATTTAAAACACCAAGTTCAGTTCCATATGCTTCAATTCCTTTATCCGTGGCCTTGCCTTCATCATCTAGATATCCAAATCCTTGATATATTTTAACAATATCCGGCTTTGCTTTTTCAAGTTGAGCCGCAAGTTTTTCACGATTTAAGTCAACTTGTTGATCGCCCTGTTGCAGTTTCGCAATTTGAAACGCAGCCTGATTTTGTAGCTGTGCAAAAGCAAAACCATTCGTAGCATCATTTTGTCTTTGCTTCATCAGCATATCTGCTTGTTTGAATCCAAGATCAATCTTATCTCTTTTAAATTGATTTTTAATTGTGGCTTGATGTTGTTCATGAGTGTTCTTTGCACCAGCTATACTCAAGTTATAAGAACGCTCGTCACGAATCATTTGAGTTTTTAATTGACGGAACTCTTTCATATCAGCACGTTCTTGTTCATTTAACGTAGCTATATCTTTGCTGTACGAATCAAGTCCGTAAGAAAGACCTTTTGCAATATTAGTCATAGCATTTTCACTACCACCAGCAGCGATAGCCAGACCAGCTTTCATTAGCCCCATCCAGAAAGCTTCTTCTTTCTTTTTACCTGCTGCCTTCGGATCGAAACCCATGATGTCTTTGGCAGCTTTATCAACATTCTCAAGATTTACTGCCTCTGGGTCTACAAAATCTGCCGCCTCATATGCAAATGTGCTTAAAACATCCGGGTTAGTAGCTTGAGCATCAGTAAGCTTTTTTTGATCTTTAGGGTTAAATATATCACCTTTTATATTAGCTACATTATCCGAAATATTTTGTTGGGCAGCAGAAGTCGTAGTGGTTTCTGGATTTACCGTACTAACTTTTCTTGGTACTCCGTCTGTTGGAGTTGTGGTTGCGGTAGCTGCCAAGGTTTCACCGGGCATAGTACCATCAGGATCTATGTTCCCGAACTCGTCACCAAACGGAGGAATAGTTTCTCCCATGTTAGCATCTGCAATAGCTCTTGCTCTTGCTTCTTGTGCTTCTCTAAATACATTTCCTGTAGCATCCGGTGGATTGTCATCCATGCTTGGAACACGAGATCTTGCAGCCACATTGGCAGGACTCATTCTTGTGTCTGTGTCTAAAAGACTTGCAAGTGAACTAACATCAGACCCCACACCCTTGACTATCGCATCAGTTACCGGACGCATGTAATCGCCACTGACTGCGGACTTGGCAGCAGCAATACCTTGATCTATTATTGATGAAGCATCATCAGTTGTTGCAGGAACAGTTGCCCCTTGATCTAAACCTTGTGCAGATCTTAACGCTGCTAAGTTGGCACGATTAGCTGCCATTATTTCGGCATCAGACATTTGACGAGAGCCGTCATCATCACCAAAAGGTGTACCACCCTGCCTGATTGACTGCATAGCCAAGTCTGTCAAAGCATCCTGCCGCACTTTACCTCTGATTGCACCAATACCACTCGAGGGTATATTACCTCTTGCAGCTAGAAAATCATCGAGTGCTGGTCTGGCAAACCCGGACTTAGGTAACGCATCAACAAGCGGTATTCTTACATTTCCCGGCACTGGTCGTCTTGATGTTGACACTCTACCCATTGGAGATCTGGGTGGGTGATACCCACCATGCGCCATCTGCACAGGCTGACCCATACGTTGACGGACGACGTTGGATAACTCAGGTGATGAGGCCAAGATCCCAGCAGGTTGTCTTGACATACCGGGCTGACGAAACATTTTACGGTTTAGTGGGTTCATGTTGTCAACTTTCTAAAATAAACTGTTAAACGCGTTTTGTAACGTCTGACCGCCCTGACTAAAACCATTACTATTCACTGCACCACTAGCACCAAGTCCAGCGATACCAAGTCCGAGTAACTGTGATGATGTGCTAGGCGGCGGCGTTGTGGTAGCCGTGCTTGTCTGTTGCAGCGAAGGCACACCACGAAAGATGTCTGACATAAATCCTACCTGCTGGAAAGGTAACGCCTGTTGACCAAGAGCATTCTGCCTTGACACATCTAGAGCAGATTGACCCATTTGCTGTTGCATTCCCCCAAGGCCAAGAAGAGTATTGATATCTTGTGTGGCAAACTGCTGCGACTGACCAGCCATTGTACCAAACTGTGATGCTTGTTGACCCGCAAGTTGTGCTGCATTCTGCGCTGCATTCTGCGCCTGACCGTAGCCTGAAGCTCTCAACTGCGCCGAGGTTCGAGCTTGCTGATCCATAACATTACGAGAGAGTTCTGATTGAGCTAGTGCCCCTCGAGATCCGCCAAAGGCCCCCGCACCTGCGGCTTGTGCATTAAGCTGGTTCTGCTGCATCTGACCTGATCGTGCAATGTCCTGCATCGACTGATCAATAACAGCCTGCTCGTATGGATTCATAAACTGAGACACTGCACCCGGTTGATTGAAAGCCCCCGACTGC